TGATTGTAATACTAATGTAGACTCTCCTTCAACTGCTGCAATAGCATTTGCGTCTGTATATGCAGTAGCACCATCAGCGACATTGAGCATGGTTCGTACATCAGCCGGGCTAATTTCTTCAATTATGCCTGCGCCTGCACTATCACGACCAAGTAATTTATTTGTTGCTGATACATTTTGTATCTTTGCGTATGTTACTTGGTCATCGCCAATATGTGCTGTATCTATTGAACCATCAACATAGTGCTGACTGTCAATCTTATCATTACCAATAGTTACAGCACCAGCACTTATGGTTACATCACCACTTACAGTAGTCCAAGAAGGGTCACCGTTTGCATCAGCAACGAGTAGTTTACCATTACTACCAGCAGCAAGGTGTGAAGGGTCACCACTTGCATCTCCTACTATGATTTTTCCTCTTGGTATTCCATCTAATTTAGCAAGTGTAACTGCGTTGTCTGCTAATTGTACAGTTTCAATTGAGTCATCTGATAACACACTAAATACAGGAGTAGTAGCGTGACTTGTAGTACAAACAAATCTTGTAAGTGTTCCACCCGCTACAGAATAATTACTCGCACGAGTAAATACTACAGCGTTACTTGCATGTAGGTTTCTTAATTCAATAATATAACCAGCAGGGAAAGAGCCACTTGTAGTAACTGTTGCACTCCCACCCGGTGTAAGAAGTAATATGTTGGCATCAGTTGATTTGAGAGTTATACTTGTTGCTGTACTTGTTAATACCCTGTCGAATACAGAACGGGTATATCTTGCTGCATGGTTACCTGAATAGTATAATGTATCTTTTTCATTGTCGGGTGCAGTTGTACTACTTAATTGAGAACCATGTGATTGCCATAAAGCACCATATCTTGAGTCGCTAAAATCACCAGCCTCATCTCCACCGCCATGTAAGTTATCAAGTTCAGTGTGTAAATCAACAGGTGCGTTTGCTGCCCCAACTGCACCAGTGGTAACAGGTGAAAAGTAAAGTGGTGAGGGGCGAACGAACACTCTTTTGTCATTTGATTCAGAAATGCTTACTTTCAAATCTCCACCACTAGCAGAATATACTACTCTTAACACCGCAAGTACAACACTTTGTTTTACTGTTAAAGATGAATCAGGGAAATTTAAAAATGAACTAGGTGCAGATGGGTAAGTGTTTGATGCAGCAGTTACGGCTGAACCCATTTCCCAATAGATATTGTTTGCGCTACCGCCGTCACTTGATACATAAACAACTACTAACGCTTCTTGTCCTGAAGACAAAGCAGAAGGACTACCAGTTTTGTGTGCGCTAGAAGTTGTTATGGGAATATTTGCTGAACTACCCGGACCACCTGCAAAAGCGTACATCAAACCGTCAACTATCGCATGTCCTCCAGTTACGGTAAATGTGTAACTGTTTGTAACTTGTTCGCATACACCGGGTAAGTTTTCAGGTACACTTCTATTTGAGGCACCATTAGCAGTATCCTCTTCCAGTATGACACCATTACCGTGTACACCTTCCAACATGTTAGTAAGTGTAGGCGATACAATGTGGTCACCATCAGCCAAACCATCAACCGCTGATGCAGAACCACTTAATGCGGGCATGTTATGATTTGAGTGACCTGAGAGTGGATTACCTGTCATTATGCCACCTCAATAAGAATTTCTATTTTAACTTCATTGTTTTCACTTTTAAATATTTCTTTAGTATTATACCTTGCTACGGGTGTAAAATCTTCACTACCACGATATTGTATATACACTTCTTTTATGTTCTCACTAAACGAACTTGACCGTTCTAATTTTGCTTCAACAAGTAAACTGCTGTCATCTACAATTGTAACTTTAGGTGTTAAAGTAACTGCTGGCCTACCTGCTGACCCATCATCTGATGTCGCTGGTGTGCCGTCAAACCCGACTATTACTTCGTTTATGTTATCTGCTATGGTCTGTAAAAGTATTCTTTTTATTCTGTTAGAAATCGGCATTAATATCTGCTCCTACTCTTTTTTATTGTTCCTATTGTCAATCCATTCTTACCTATGACACCTCTTGATGGGTATCCTCCGATTAAGAATGCGCCTTCCCCTATTTCCCTTATCGTATAGGAAGAATAAATGTTTACTCTTATTCCCCCAAACATTGTCAAGTTTTCTTCTTGATTTTGTATATACGTTAAAGGACTTACCTCGTTTGATTGGAAAACAACTCCTTCTTCAATACCTTGTAAGATTCCTTCTATACCTACGTCAATACTTAACAAAGACAAATCTGTTGATTTTGAAGTGGTGTTGTGTTTACTTTCAGAAACAAAGTATTGCTTGCCACCGTAATTAATACTCATACCGGGTCTAACAGACAGTATGTTTTGATGCCCCGAACTTTGTATGGCACCTTCTTCTAAAGCAAAACCACGTAATATCTGACGTGCCACTCTTCTTGCTGACATACTGTTTCTTACTGTCATATCTGTAATAGGGCCTGATGATTCTCTTACTTCACCATTAACCCCGCTTTGACGGTTAGTATCATTTACAGTAACTACAACTTGGTCATTCAATGCCATAGGTAATCCTTGCACTGTTACTCTATTAGGTGTGTTACTTACATTATCTATAGTTTGATTTCCGAACCGTAAATTAGGATTAACTGAATAACCACTTTCTGAAAAACTAATTGGTACATACAATAAATTACCAAATCTATCAAGTAAAACCATTCTTCCATCGTTTCTTGAAAGAAAACGTAAAGCCGTCATGATGTTTACATTATGGAAGTCTTGACCAATAAATCTCGTTGAGTGTAGTTTTCTACCTGTATCATTAGCGGTGCTGCTTAAACTTCTTCCGATATTGGCACTATTTATTCCACCACTTACAGTTTGAACTATTTTTATAGCAAAATCACTTGTTCTAAGACCTATATCAATTGGTTGACCTAATTTAACTGTGTCACCATTAAATCCTATGTCGGATAAAGTACGTCCTTTCATATTTCTTAAATTTAATTTTACACCATCTGTAGCAGACTCAAGGGATGATGCAACTAATCTGTTGGATGGTTGTGCGCTATCATACATTAAAATAGGTAAATTAGATGAATTAATTGCATTATTACCAAAGAAAGGCGCTACTGTGCTTGTATGACCATGTGCTTCTTTGTGGGTAATTTGTAAGAATGACTCTCCTTCAACGATTTGATATTCTCTTTGAGGCATAACTTGAAATGTATTTGAATTCGATTTTTCAATTGTAATTTTATTCTTAACTCCACTTGTAATATCGTATTTACCAAAATGAATTGCGTTATCAACAAATACTGGTTTTCTTGCATTTTTTACATACAAACTAGAATCAGTGTTATGCCTACCAGTAACGGTATTTTTAATTACAGTCACGGTAAATCACCACCATCAAGATTCAAATCTCCTTTGTGACCCTTTGGATGTAGAGATTGGCTAAATCTTGGTTGTACAGAAAAGTCTTTTCTTAAGAAAGAAGTACCTGTATCATCTTGGAAAGTCCTCCTTCTTGATGCATCAGAACGATAATGTTCCAATGTGTTTTGACTCATTACCACTCTTGTTACTTCGTTGTTAATAGTAGTGGAGTCATAACCTGTAACTCCTGTCCCCTTCAACTTAGGACCTTTGCTAATAGGTTTTGATTCATCAGCACTTATATCCATAAAATAAGCAGGGGTATATGGTGCATTAGTGTTAGGACTACTTGAAGTCATAAACTGACCTCCACCTGTTGCTCTCCCGTTAGTAGTTTCATAAGTAAACAAACCGTATTTACCACCAGCCGTAGCAGCAAAATAATTACTACCGTATTGTGGTGACGTAGTAGCAAGGTTGAGATTTGAACGGAACATTTCAATGTGTTGTTTATCAAGCAACCTAACAGGTTTTAGCATAAAAGAAATTGATTTGTCTTTTGTATTTGCTCTCTTTGATGCACTTGTGAAAACATCAGTTACATACGGGTTACTACCCTTACCTACAGGTGGACCGAAAGTAAGTGTAGTATTTGCATTTGTAGCAGTTGTATCAGCGCTTAGTGTGAAACAAGTCGCATTGTTGATAGCGGTTACAGTAGCACTTGATGGGATGCCTGTTCCTGTTACTGTCATACCAACAACTAACTTTGCAGTTGAATCCATTGTAATGTGTCTAACACTTGTTGATGAGCCATCAGACAATCCTGATGTATGATTTGTATCACAAGTAGCATCACTGAATGAACCCCAATCTGTATCGTCAATTGGAGATAAGTAATTTTTAGTCTCAGCAATATACACTCCACCTAACGGGTTAAAGTTAGACGTGTGGCTCATTCTCATTACACCACCAGCCGGTTGAGCGGTAAAAGTCAAAGCGGTTAAATCGTAATCTGCTAAAGTTTGTGAACCAGTAGTCATTCCACCTTGCAATACCACTCTTTGCCCAACGTTTCTATCTGTGTGTAAACTATGTGCTTCGGTATTGAGAACGATTAAGTTTACATCTTCGCCTTCAATATTCTCGGTATCGATACCTATACGTGGACTACTTCGACTTATTGCATCTTTATGCGGTGTATCGCCGGATATGTTTTCAACTCTATCACTAACTACTGCTTCAGGTTTAAGTAATCCATCTTCATCTATTTCCAATCTTGCACTTATTCCTCTTGGTACTTCATCATTTTGTAAAGTATCATTTCTTGCTCTTAAGTATCCATCGTTCAAATTAGGTTCAGCAGTATGGTGAGACAAAACCATACCAGTAGTGTGGTTTGGTTCGTTTAACGCCGTAAGAACATCTTCATTGAACATAGTAGGGTATCGTACTCCTCTTCCATTACCCATGTCACCTACACGAAGTGAATGTCTTGGGAAAAATACATCAATTAAAGTTGATGCACTTGCATTATTATGTATATTTAATCTGCCACCAAATCTTGGTAGGCTTCTTCCATCAGTGAAAGTTAATGTTTGAGATGACTTACTCCCACCTGTAGTTGCCACGGATAATTCAAAATGTGTGGCATCCGTAACTGATGCTACATACGCACCGGATGGGATACCTGAGCCAGCAACACCCATTCCTGCTACAATAGAACTGCTAGAAGTATGTGTAATAGTTGGGTCATTATTGTAAGAACCTCCGCCAACAGTAAACGATTTAATTGTAGCATATCCATCATCAGAATTGTATGCTGATTTAAGATTGAACAAACCAGCAGAACGTGTGGCTGGCGTTTCGTTAGAAGACCTATCAAATTCATAAGAATCACCAGCATCCCAAGCAGGTCTTATACCAAACCCACGGACAGGGAAACGCCTGACATCTTCACCACGAGTATTACCCCACCAATCGACTATGTAATATCCTGCCATGTCTTCAATAGTGGATAAGTTCTTTCCGAAACTATCTCCCCACCAGTCTCTTGCCACTGATGATGCGTTTCTAAGTGTCCTTACGGGACAACCAAACGGTCTTGTAAATCTCATCCCGTCACTATATCTTACTTGATAGCCGGGTTTGTCAACATTTAACATACCACTGAAATTTGTTTGCCTTTCTAATATACCTACATACATATCAGATAAAGTAGGATTGCTAACTCCTGCTTCTCCACCAGCATAAGTCCATGTTCCACCCTCGACTTGTACAAGCGGTCCATGCTGATATGCTACACTTGCATTAGTAGCCGTAATTGCACTTTCTCTTAACGCTCTTAATCCGTAAGTTGCCCACTGAGGTTTGTTGTAAGGTTGTCTTAAACCAAACCTATAGCCGAATGGTCTTGTTCTTAGTGTATTAGATAAAGAACTGTAATTTGATTTACTTATACCACTACTTACAGTGTATGAACCGTCATCATCAGCATCAGTCCATATTGGTTTATCATACCCGTAATCTCTTGGATATATCCAACTCGATGAAACATAACCGTAACCATCTAAACGACTTGTGATAGGACCACCCCTACTTCCACAAGGCCAAAAGTGATTGAGCATTGTACTCGTACCGGCTTGCGCTTGATACGCTACTGCTTTGTAAAAAGTCAAAGTTTCACTTGACTTAGCACCGCCTGTTGTACTTACTGAAAGTTCAAATGTATCTGCATCGGTTATTGATGCTATAGTTGCACCACTTGGAATACCATCTCCATCAACTCTCATGCCAACTTCTAATGAAGCCGTTGATGCCAAATCAATTGTTGGGTCGTTGTTATAACTCGCACTTCCTACTGTAAGTATATCATAAGTATTCAAGGCTTCAATTTCTGTAACAGTTCCTCCATCACCATCTGCGCCGTATTGTACAAATTCTCCTCTAAATCTTCTTGTGTTAAATTCAGTAGGTGTGTCTTCTATCACAGTAATTACTGTGCCGGTATCTGCGCTTGAACTACTTACAGTAAATGTCCTGTCGGCAAGAGAAATTTTAGTTCCTCCTGCAAATTTTAATCCGGGTGAAGTTGTAATAGCATTGGCAGCACGACTTACAAATCTTCGTGGTTGACTTGTAATAGTAAGTGTACCTGAAGGAGTTGAGCCGGGTGTAACAGATAAATCAAATTGCGTACCACTAACTACATTTGCTACAGTAGCATTAGTTGGTATGTTTGTACCCGTTACTTTACTTCCTACAATTATGTTACCATTACTACTATGTGTTATTCTTGCACCTGATATACTTGAGAAAGTTACAGTTATATCACCAAAAGTAAGTGTTTGTCCACTTTTAACACCACCAGTTGTTGATGCCGATAACTCAAATTCAGTATCACTTGTTACGGATGAAATTGTAGCACCGACAGGGATACCAGTACCGCTTACAGTCATACCTGCAACTAACATCTTTGTTGAATTATGCGTGATAGTTGGGTCGTTATTATATGCAGCACCGCCTATAGTGAAGTTATTTACTGTAGATGGCTTCGGGGTTTTTATTTTAAATCCAAAAGGACCGGGGCTTGTAAAGTAAGTTGCATCGTGATAATGAATTGTTTCAAAGTGTTCAGGCATACTGTTAAGTGGTTTTTGGTCAATTGCTTTATCTGCTGAACTACTTAACCATGTTCGTGTACTGTCGCTATAATAAGTGTGCGGTCTACCAAGATTAGGATGCCATAGACACAAGAAAGCATCTGCCATGTGGAGACTGTTTGTATCTCGTGTGCCCTGTAAATTCTGTGGTAAATTCCTTGTCATAATGCTTGTCTTTGATTCTTTTAATATCGCACCGGCTGGTCTAAAATCATTCATACGAGAAAGTCTAATTTTTGTACCAGCAGTTAAATTATCAGTGAAAGTAGTGTTAGCAGCGATTGTGAATAATTTTGGTTTATTCATATTGGTTGCGTCATAACCACTTCTTTCAGTATAAGTGTGAGTTCTTCTAATACCGTTTGCATCTGTATATTCCAATACTTCTCCATAATATGGTTGCTTAGGGAAACCTCTTGCATCATCAACAGTAATACTTGTTGAAGCCACAGATACAACGCTGCATACTGGGGTTACACTAATCAGTTCGTTAATTTCTGAATATATATCAGGATATGTGCTTGGGTATCCTGCAAGCGTTAGTTGCGCTGCTATACTACCTGCATTTGCTCTTAAGAAATAATAGTAATTATCCATCCTGTGCCAAGAAAGATGTCTGTAACCGTATGAAGAACTGTCATCAGGTCCTACTTTATGCGACATAGACCACCATGGAGTATTTATTGTGTAGCCGGGTGTTGAATCTAAAAACATGTTTGGATGATAAGGTAAACTTTCTTTAATGAAAGCAGGACTTTCACTCGATTGTACACCAAGTGGATTGTAAAGTAATAGTGGAGGGATGTTAGTAAATTGACTTCCAAAATCAGGGTCTTGGTCAACCATTATTTCATTGATGAACACTTCACATCCTCTCACATCAGCCATGGTCGCATTTGCTAATACCAAACCTAACGCACCAGTTGAGTGGTCTATTTCTCTAATACCGATTACAAGAGCAGTTTGTTGAGTAGTAAGTTCTTCAACGCTACCATCAGGTACATCAGTTGCGGGTCCATTTTCATGGAAACCTATGAATTGATTTGGTAATATATTTGGTTGAATAATTATCTGATACGAACCCACTTCAGCAGGGTCAGGGAAATGTTGTGTTAAGGAATAAGTTCCTGCCGCTTCTAATACAATAGTGTGACCGCCTTTTGAATTTACGACACCTGCTTGTCCCTTAGATGCAAGTACACCATATCCGTCATAACGTACCTTTGATTCAAACATTAAAGTAAATCCACCGCCATGAACATCGCTTGGGCCGCTTGGTGTAGCATTAATTGTACTAAAGTATAGCATAGGGTCATAAGAAGATAATTGATTTGTCAAAGCGGCATCTATTCCACTTCTTGAGGTATTCCTTCCTACAAATTCATTTGTACCTGTAGATGCACCTCTAGCGCCTAATACTTCTTTTTCAAAGAAAGTTTTAGTTGCACCACGACACGCTTTGTGTCTTTTGTAAAGACCTTGATATGCCGGATGTGCCCAATGACCGGGTAACATAGCCATTGTTGGATTTACAAAATGATGTCCCATACGTGGTATAGGTGCTGGTGTCAGTTCTGTTGCTTGATACGTACCAAGACCTGTTAACACTTTTGAAGCAGCAGCGTCGTTTCCAACTAATCTTGCATTTACCATATCAGGAGAATTACCTGATACTTCTGCATGGTCACGTAGTCTTCTTGATGCAAAGAATCGTGTGCTTCCGGCAGGCATATAATAAGATGGTACGACTTTCAAAGAAGTAATACTACTTGCTACAAGACTTGTAAATTCCGCATCTCCAACACATCCTGTAAAAGTTGCTCCGCTTATTCCAGTAAATGAAGCAACTCCGCCACGGTCTGTTGTAGGATTGTATAATCGCAAAAATCTTCTTGTTCCAGTATCTCTTTCTTGGTCACCAAATGCAGTTGAGAAAATATTTGCATCAATAGTTGCATTCACAGTTAAAGTAGTTCCACTAAAACTTACACCCGTTAAATCGTTATTTGTCACTCCTGCACTGTGAGTATAGTATGTTGGATGTTTGTGAGTATGTGTATTCCCATTCTTTGTAACATGGAAGTATAAACTTCTATCATGTAATTCATAGGATGTTTCAATAGGTGCGTTGTTAGTCGCACTTCCCCATCCATTAAACGTACTATCAGGGAATGCTTCTCCTGTTGCACTTTGGCTAATGTGTTCCCATAAATGGTCACTGTAAAACGGTGCTAAACGTGGTGCCTTAGTTGTAGCAAAAGTATCATCATCGTTTGGATACCTAATGTTGAAAAGTTCTCCAATTGATTTTGCATTTATCTTTGGCCTCATCATACCGCCTGTACCTAATGTTTCTGTTTGATACGATTGTAATCGGTCAAATCCACTTCTTATGACAATATTACCCGGTACTGCATTCGGGTCAGGTAAACGAATTTGCAAGTTTGGTTCTATACCACTTCCGCTTATTGCGGGTGCTAAACCTTCTGACACTCTATCAGAAATTTGGTTGAAGGTTCTAATTATAGTGCCGAATGGAGAGCCACCCTCTACAGTGTGAATTTGTCCTGTGTCATCCATAACTGAAACACCGTCAAACTGCATTTCTTCATTTGGTATTTCTAACACATTTCTTAATTCATCAGGATGCGATGCTGCTAATTGCGGGTGGCTAAGTTCTTGTGCTTGAATTATTGGGAACATAGCAGAATTAGTTGTTTCAAAAGAGAAGCGATTTACACCATATATTTTCTCTCCTGTGGTATGTGAATTAGTTGATACAACTCTTGTAACAAATGGAATTGCACCTAATCCTCTTGCGTTTACTGCTGGTAAACTTAAGTTGCCACCATCCATTCTTTTCCAAACAATATGCTCTATGCTAAAATTGTCAATAGGACTTTTCTCAGATAGTTTGTATGCGTTTGTATCACCTAACCAAAAGTTTGCATCATCAGCATATACATTTAAATCGCTTGATGTTGAGCCTGAAGTAAAAGCAGTTAGAATGTTTCTTTCAACGTCTGAATTACTCTCTAAATGTATTGAGCCGGGACTGTTATCTAAGTCAAAGAACAAATCACCTGTTTTTGCATGACACGGTTCTGCGTTCAATAAATTTGCACCCTCCAGTGCAGCCGTAATTGTAGGATTATCATATATTCCGTTACCGGCTAAATCAGCCTCAATAGTAGGTATTTGTGTATTTGTGTAAATCAACGCTTCAACATTTGGTCCTGCATTAGCAGGTGCGATATATCTTTCAGCATGGTGGAATCTTTCATCCCACCTTGATGTACCAGCGAACGTAATTGCCGTTGCTGCTGCTACACCTTCTTTTGTTTTCGATACAACTGCTAACCAGTCTCCTGTTGCCTTTATACCATCTCTATCGTACTTTGCCACTAAAGGTAATTCACTTTCGTAACTCACAACAAGGAAAGCACGACTATAGACTCCTTGAGGGTGTGTTAATTCATCAGGTAAAATAAACTCAGAATTAGCATGTATGGGTTTGAAACTGTATCGACTCGATACTGATTCAGATGTCTCAAACTCAAATAAAGGAGTAAAGGTAAGTGTTTGACTTGATTTTGAACCTCCTGTTGTAGCAGCAGATAATTCAAAATGAGTTGCATCTGTTACACTTACTACGTAAGCACCTGTAGGAATACCCGAACCCGAAACGCCCATACCTCTTACGATACTGGAACTTGATGCATGAGTGATAGTCGTTTGATTATTGTAAGACGCACTTCCTACTGTAAAGGATTTGTAAAATTTATCAGTGGAGGCTAATCCTACATTCCATGTATATGGTGTAGTAATTGTTTCATCAGTGCCATTAACCAAGTTTACTCTCGGATTACCCTCAGGTGAATTGAAATTTGGATATACAGTTGGAATGTGACCTAGTGCATTCATACATGAGTTGTTTGAACCGTAAGGTGAAAATCCAAGTTTAGGATACCAAGCCCCTAATCCTGCACCATATAAATTACTTGTAAAAGTAAGTGTTGTGTTTGTATTAGTTGCAGTTACATCAGCATTTATTCTGAATAAAGTGGTACTGTCGATTTGCTCAATAAACGAATTAGCAGGAATACCAGTGCCACTTACAAACATTCCCCTTGTCAAATTAGCCGTTGAATCAACTCTAATTATTCTTGGATTACCACCAAACGTAGTGCCACTTCCTGCCGTAGTATCAGTATCACATGTTGCATCAGTAAAACTTGAGGTTGATACCTTTAACGAATTTAAGTATGAATATCTTTCACCAGCCCAACCTATTGCTCCAACAGGTCTTGTTCTATCTATTGCATCAACTAAACCATTAAAGTGAACTTGAGTCATGTGGTCACGTGTACTTTCACTTTCATTGTTAAATCGATGTACTCCGGCTTTACTCCATACAAATAATCGTGTAGGTGTTGCCATGGCTATACCTGAGCCGGTGATAGTTTGTCCCGGCATTGGGAATGTAGGACTATTACCTTCGCAAATGTCATAAAATGTCTTTGCATCTTCAAACAACGGAAAGCCACTTACTCGATTCGGGGCAAGATAAAATTTAACTTTGTAAGTTCCACTATCATTGTAAATTTCTCTACTATGATAAGGTGCGAACATTGGGACATTTAAATTTGTAAATGTAAG